ATTTCCCGATTTCGTTCGATCTAGGCTGGTCTGACGACCACATCAAGGTCATTGAGCAGATCGAGGAGTCAGTTCTTCGAGGCGGACTGTTCGCAACAGCGATGCCGCGAGGGTCCGGCAAGACGACCCTATCTGAAGTGGCGTGCATCTGGGCAACGCTGTACGGACACCGGGAGTTTATCTGTCTGATCGGTTCGGATGAGGGTCATGCCTCTCAGATGCTGGACAGCATCAAGACCGAGCTTGAGATGAATGAATTGCTTCAGGATGACTTCCCCGAGGCGGTTTACCCGATTCAGCGGCTTGAAGGCATTGCTCACAGGTGCAACGGCCAGCTTTTCGAGGGCGAGCGAACGCATATCGGGTGGACGGCGGGTGAAATTGTTCTGCCAACGATTCCCGGCTCGAAGGCCAGTGGTGCCATCATCAAGGTTGCGGGCATCACGGGTGGCTTGCGAGGGATGAAGTTCAAGCGGCCAGACGGCAAGACTGTCCGGCCTTCGCTGGTGGTGGTTGACGATCCCCAGACCGACGCATCGGCCCGCTCACCGTCTCAGTGTGCCACTCGGGAGCGGATTTTAGCGGGTGCAGTGCTCGGTTTGGCTGGTCCAGGGCGAAAAATCGCGGGAATCATGCCCTGTACGGTGATCGCACCGGGGGACATGGCCGACAACATCCTCAACCGCGACAAGCATCCGGACTGGAACGGCACCCGGACCAAGATGGTGTACTCGTTCCCGGTCAATGAGAAGTTGTGGGAAGAGTACGGCAGGATTCGAGCGGATGGGCTGAGAGCGGGTGACGCGGGTCGGGCTGCGACGGAGTTTTACCGCAAGCATCGCGATCAAATGGACGCTGGAAGCCGGGTTGCATGGCCAGAACGGCACAATCCGGACGAAATTTCCGCGATTCAGCACGCGATGAACCTCAAACTGAGGGATGAACGGGCGTTTTTCGCGGAGTACCAGAACGAACCGCTACCCGAGCAGGAAGCACGGGCAGACGACCTGACAGTCGATCAGGTCACGAACAAGATCAATCGACTTGGTCGCCGGATCGTCCCGATCTCCTGCAACCGCCTCACAGCCTTCATCGACGTCCACGCCACGCTGCTTTACTACGTGGTTTGTGCCTGGGAAGACGATTTCACGGGCTACATCATCGATTACGGCACCTATCCTGACCAAAAACGGGCGTTTTTTACCCTTCGAGACGCCAAAATCACGCTGGCGACGGTCAAATCCAGTGCTGGGCTAGAGGGTCAAATCTTCGCCGGGCTGGACGCACTGACGGACAACATCCTCGGTCATTCGTGGGAGCGAGACGATGGAGCCGAACTGAAGATTGAGCGGTGCCCGATCGATGCGAACTGGGGGGCCCAGACCGAGACGATCTATCAGTGGTGCCGTCAGTCGAAATACGCTTCGGTTGTCATGCCATCGCACGGTAAATACGTCGGTGCAGGCTCGGTTCCGATGGCCGATTACAAGAAAATGCCCGGTGATCAGGTCGGTTTGAACTGGCGGATCAGTAAAACGCAGGGCAAAGGCCCGGTTCGCAAACTTCTGATCGATACGAATTACTGGAAGTCATTCGTCCACAACCGTCTTGCCGTGGCGATGGGCGATCGAGGTTGCCTGAGTCTGTTCGGCGAGAAGCCGCAGGTTCACGAGTGCTTCGCGGAGCACATCACGGCCGAGCATCCCATTCGGACCACCGGACGCGGGCGAAGCGTGGATGAGTGGAAGACGATTCCAGGCAAGACGGACAATCACTGGCTGGACTGCCTCACAGGTGCGACGGTTGCGGCATCGATCGCGGGCGTGGCTCTACCGCAAGCAAGCACGGTAAATCAGCCTCGAAAACGGGTCAGTTTCCGGGAAATCCAGCAACAAAGGAGGGCTTGAGATGGCATCGACCGAATCCAATACCGCCTCAACCACCCTCAACACGGTTGCGGCTGACCCGGCCAAAGTCACAGGTGACGCGGGCAGCGTGGAGAACCACAAGCTCAGCGACCTGATTGAGTACGACCGTTACATGCGATCCAAGGACGCTGCGTCCAGTGCCAAGCGTGGTCTCCGGATCACCCGTCTCATCATGCCGGGAACCACGGACTGATGAGTCAAGCGATTCGCTTACTCGGACCCAACGGTAAGCCGCTGGTAGCCCCCGCACGTACCGGCCGGATTCGCGGTCGCTACGATGCTGCCCAGACCACGGACGAGAACCGTCGCCATTGGGCAGAAGCCGATGGGCTGAGTGCCCGGGCTGCCAACTCGCTCACGGTCAGGACCAAGCTCCGTGAGCGGGCACGCTATGAGATTGCGAACAACTCGTACGCAAAGGGTATCATCGAGACCCTCGCGAACGACATGGTTGGCACAGGTCCACGGCTCCAGTTGCTGACGGACAACGACGAACTCAACCGCAGCATCGAGGCCGAGTTTGGCGAGTGGTGCGAGCACATCTGCCTGGCCGAAAAGCTCCGGACCATGCGGAAGGCTCGGGCGGGTGATGGCGAGACGTTCGGCCTGCTCACCACCAATCCAACCGTTCGCGGCCCGGTCAAACTGGACATGCGGCTTGTCGAGTGCGATCAGTGCACCACCCCCACCATGCGGGTTGCTGATCCGCTCCAGGTCGATGGCGTGGACTTCGACGACTACGGCAACCCATCGAAGTACACGTTTCTCCGGGATCACCCTGGCGATTACTACGCATGGGGCTGGGAATACGATGAGATCCCGGCCGATCTGGTGATCCACTGGTTCAGGATGGACCGTCCTGGCCAACGTCGGGGCGTGCCTGAGATCACTCCAGCGATCCCGCTCTTTGCCCAGTTGCGACGATACACGCTCGCCACCCTGACAGCCGCTGAAACCGCAGCATCCTTCGCGGCGATGCTTGAGTCAGCGATGGCTCCAGAGGATGACGCTCTCGACGGAAATCCGTTTGAGACCCTGGAAATCGTTCGTGGGATGATGACGACCCTCCCGGCAGGCTGGAAGGCGTCGCAACTCAAAGCCGAGCATCCCACGACGACGTATCGCGATTTCAAATCAGAACTTCTGAACGAAATCGCCAGGTGCTTGAACATGCCGTTCAACATCGCGGCTGGCAATTCATCGGGTTACAACTACTCGTCTGGCCGACTTGACCACCAGACCTATTTCAAGTCCTTGCGTATCGATCAGTCCCACGCTGAGAAGGTTGTCCTCGATCGGCTGTTCTATGCGTGGATCGATGAAGCCTCGATGGTGACGGACTTCATCCCGGCCACACCGATTCGCTGGAATCACCAGTGGTTCTGGGACGGAACCGAGCACATCGACCCCCAGAAAGAAGCCTCGGCTCAGACCACACGATTGACCAATCGCACCACGACTTACGCTCGTGAGTTCGCACGCATGGGGCTGGACTGGGAAGACCAGTTCGCCCAGATCGCAGCCGAGAACCGAAAGGCTCAGGAATTGGGGATCACACTTCCGGGCATGGTTGCACCGACCAGCCCCACGCCTTCCGGCAACGAGACGCCGGAACAGGACGGAGGCGGCGGTAACGCCGATCCTGAAGATGGGTAATCAACGTATCCTTGCGTCCGCAGGGAATCGGCTTCTCGCCTTCCAGGCTGTTCCGGAATTCGATTTCGAGGCGGCAGCGTCTGACGGCAAGCCAAAGCTGCCGACGTTCACGATCAACGCCTACACCGGAGCACCAATGAACCCGATGGGGTTCTATACTCCGGTCATCGTGGATCTTGCTGGACTCAAGGCAGAAAACCCCACAATCCCGATCCTCCTTGACCACGAATCTAGCCAGATCGTTGGTCAAGCTACAGAGATCAACATCAGTTCCAGCGGTGTGAAACTGGCTGGGACGATCACTGGCGAAGATGAGTACGCACAGACTGTCAAGACGCATGCCAAGAACGGTTTCAAGTGGCAGGCGTCGATTGGTGCGTCCATCGTCCGGCAGGAATTCCTGAAGGCTGGGGAAACGACGACTGTCAACGGCCGTTCGGTCTCTGGTCCTCTCGTAATCGCTCGCGAGTCACGTCTCTACGAAACCAGTTTCGTGGCGATGGGGGCTGACAGTAAGACGTCTGCAACTGTTGCGGCGTCAAATCCCGTTGGCAATCCAGAAGGGGATATCCCTATGGGTTTCGATCAGTGGTTGAAGGCCAAGGGGTTTGACCCGGCCGCCTTGAACGATGTTCAGACCGCCTCTTTGAAGGCGGCTTTCCAGGCCGAACAGGCTCATCATGTTGAGCCAGCCAGCACGGCCACCCCGACTACAGCCACGACCACCGTTCAGGCTACTACGCAGGCGAACGGCCCCGTGGTCAATCCTGCCCAGCGGCAGACCCTTGATGACATCATCAAGGCCCAGCGTGAAGAGGATCAGCGGGTTCAGCGGATCACCGAACTGACGGCCTCCGCCATCCGCGATCGTCCGATGCAACTTGAGACCTTCAAGCAACTGGCCGAAACTGCCATCGAGGCCAAGTCCTCGGTCAACGAATTCGAGTTGAGCCTTTTGCGGGTCCGTGCAAATTCGGCCTTTTCTGGACCTGGTGTTCGCACGGGTGGACACGATCGTATCCAGACCCCCAAGGTTCTGGAAGCCGCGATGTTGCGGGCGGGTGGTTACACCAAGCTCGAAAAAGAGTACGACGCTCGCACCCTCGAAGCCGCTGACAAGCAGTTCCGTCACGGGCTGGGGCTCCAGGAATTGATTCTCGTTGCGGCCCGTGAGAACGGCTACACCGGGAACTCGGTTCGCAGCGACATCGAATCCGCCCTTCGCTGTGCGTTCGTCCGGGCGTCTGGTGGTTTCTCGACCATCAGCCTCCCCGGCATCCTCAGCAACGTGGCCAACAAGTACATCATCGACGCCTTCAACGCCGTCGAAACTGCGTGGCGTCCGATCTCGGCTATCAGGCCGGTCCAGGACTTCAAGCAGATCACTTCCTACTCGCTCACCGGCGACCTGTCCTACGAGAAGGTTGGAGCCGCTGGCGAACTGAAGTCTGGAACGCTTGGCGAACTGTCCTACACCAATCAGGCCGACACCTACGGGAAGATGCTGGCCATCACCCGTAAGGACATCATCAACGACGACCTTGGTGCGTTCATGGCCATCCCGCGACGGATGGGCCGTGGTGCTGCACTCAAGATCAACGACGTGTTCTGGACGGCGTTCCTGGCGGGCGTTGGCACGTTCTGGACCTCCGGCCGCACCAACCTGATCAGCGGCGGTACGACGAACCTGTCGTCGTCCTCGCTCGATACCGCGACCGCGACCTTCCGCAACCAGACCGATCCGGATGGCAAGCCCCTCGGTGCCATGCCTCGAATCCTCCTGGTTCCCCCGGTCCTGTCCATGACGGCAGCCGCCCTCATGAACTCGACCCTGATCAACACGGGTGGTTCGGCCACCACGGCGGCGGTGCCCAACACCAACGTGTGGCAGGGCATGTATCAGATCGTCAGCTCGACCTACTTGTCGAACAGCAGCTACACCGGCTACTCGACGACCGCATGGTTCCTGCTCTGCGATCCCAACGACATCCCGACCATCGAGGTCGCGTTCCTCAACGGACGCGAAACCCCGATCGTCGAATCGGCGGATGCTGAATTCAACACACTTGGAATTCAGTTTCGCGGTTATCACGACTTCGGTGTCTCGCTCCAGGAATATCGCGGCTCGCTCCGCTCGGCTGGTGCCTGATCCTGACTGACGTGAGCCGGGGTAGGCCAAACCTACCCCGGCTTGTCTCTCCAACCTTAACCCGAGACCTAGCACGTGCTAGTCAAGTTACTCGTCAATATCGGGACACAGGATGCCTTATTCCTCGGTGTCTCTCAACGCGAGGAAGGCTCTGTGATCGAGGTCAAGGATCACGCGGCCCAACTGATGATCAATCGCGGCTGGGCGGAAGAGTCCCGGACCTCGAAAGCCGCAGAAATTGCCGTCGAAGAGATTGAAGGCGACGAAGAAACCATCGTTCAGGGTATCCCGGATGAGGATATCCAGGGTGTTCCACCCACCAAGAAGCGTGGGAGGCCCCGTCGCAATGCCTGACATCCAATCTGAGCGGCGTCTGTTCGTCTGCATGCCCGGATACACATCGGTCTCTGGCGGGGCCGCTAGAGGCTTCTGGAGGGCGTCCCGGCAACCCGAAGAACAGGTGATCTACACCTACAACCACGGGTCGTTGCTCGCCAACAATTTCAATGGCCACTGGGCTCATGCCCTGACGCTTTGCCACAAAGGCCACCCGATCACCCATTTCGCGATGCAGCACGCGGATATTGAGCCTCAGGATTTCTGGCTCGATACGCTGATCGACGAAATGGAGGCCAACAACCTCGATATCCTGGGGGTTGTGGCTCCGATCAAGGACGGACGCGGGCTGACTTCGCTGGCCATCGATCGGCCAGACGGCGACACATGGCGTCCGCTCTGTCGCCTCACGATGAGCGAAGTGTTTCGTCTGCCTGAGACGTTCACGAGTGAAGATGTTGGCGGCAACCTGCTCCTGAACACCGGGCTCTGGGTCTGTCGATTCAATCCCGAGTGGGCGAAGAAAGTTCACTTCACGATCAACGATCGGATCGTTTTTGACCGATCCAGCGACCGATATTTAGCTCAAGTTGAGCCCGAAGACTGGTATTTTTCCCGTCTTTGCCACGAACTTGGTCTGAGAATCGGGGCAACCCGCAAGATTAAACTCGACCATCGCGGGGATGCGACGTTCCCCAATCACAAGGTTTGGGGTGAGTCGTTCGATTCGGTCTACAACGACAAGAGCAACCTCCCGGTCAAGGACGACTTCGTTTTCCCAACCGACATCGAGGGATGGCTTCTGGCCGAAGAAGGCCGGGAACTGGCTAACCTCGCACGCGGGAAACGAGTCCTCGAAATCGGCTCGTACTGCGGTCTGAGCACGGTCTGCATGGCACGAACAGTAGATCACGTGGTCACGATTGACACGCACGACGGCCGTGGAACCCCAACGCCTCGAAACACGTTCAATACGCTGATGGCGAACCTCTGGCGGCATGGCGTAGCCGAGAAGGTCACGGCGGTAGTCGGAACATCATCGGACTGGGCGGACGAGGACAAGTTTGACCTTGTCTTTATCGATGGTGCTCATGATTTCGAGAGCGTTTCCACAGACATGGTCAACGCGGTCGTGATGCTCAAAGACGATGGGCTTTTAGTTTTTCACGACTACGGAGGGGAACACGAAGGCGTCACTGGAACCGTTGACGTCCTGGTCAAAGGCGGTGGACAGATCCTTTCACAAGTCGATTCGCTGGTGGTCGTGAGACCTCCCGCACACATTCTCCAGGAGGTTTGACCAATGGCTGAGGCAACGTTTCGGCACGGCGATCCAGTGATGATCGATTACACCCCGTCCAGCGGTAATATCACTGCCGGGCAGGTGCTTCTCGCGGGCAACACGGCTGGTCTGTGTTGCG